GGTGACGCCCGACGAAGAGACCACTGTGCTCGCCGCGTCGGTAGGTGTGGACCCGGTCGAATTGCAGGGCGCGGTGAATTCGACGGGCTCGTCGCCCGCCGCCTATCTGGCGCATGAGGGCCTGCTGGATCCTCCGTCTACCCATGCAGGGTCATCTCTGCCGCCGTCGGCCGCGGACTCACCACCCGCGCCGACGAGCGGTGTTAGCTCACGCGTGGCCTGCATCGAAGCCAAGGAATCGCAGGGGCTGAACGTTGCCAACCGGCGCGGCTCCGGTGCCGTCGGCGTCTTGCAGTACATGCCGAGCACGTTTGCGGCGCACGCCGCGGAGATGGGCCACCCGGAGTATTCGCCGTGGAACCCGGCGCAGGCTCGAGCGGTGGCGGCGCACGACCTGGTGCTTGGTCGCAGGTCGCAATGGACCGTTGGAGGTTGTTGATGACGCAAACCCTGGCGAGAACGCAGAGAAAGCCCGAGACGCTGACGGTGGAGCAGGCGCTAGTAACCGGCGACCTGTCGGGCCTGGACCCCGACGCCCGTCTGAACTACTACATGAGGGTCTGCGAGAGTTTAGGGCTGAATCCGCTTACCAAACCATTCGATTACCTGAGCCTGTACGACAGCAGAACAAAAGGCACCAAACTGGTGCTGTACGCACGCAAGGACGCCACCGACCAGTTGCGAAACATTCACAAAGTCAGCATCACCCGCCTCGAGCGCGAGCAGATCGGCGACCTGTTGGTGGTGACGGCGACCGCGGCGCTTCCCGATGGCAGGAGTGACTCCGAGATTGGGGCGGTCAACATTGCGGGTCTGCAAGGCGATGCGCTGGCGAATGCGATGATGCGCGCGTCGACGAAAGCCAAGCGTCGCGTCACCCTGAGCTTGTGCGGTCTCGGCATGACGGATGAATCGGAAGTGGATTCTATTCCGGGTGCGTATTACCCGGAGGAGACACGCGATGACGTACCGCTGCCGACCCGCGAACAAGAGGTGGATGATCGGGACCTGGTGCGGAGTGCGGACGAGCGGATCTGGAAGCGGTGGCTGCAACTGCTGGACGAGGCGCAGGGACTCGGACTGAACCCGGTGACGCTGCGGTTGCCGGTGGAACGTGACGAATTGAAGCAACGCGGCAACCAGCTGGTGCAGGACATTAGCGACCGTCAGGAGCAGCTCGACAAAGAAGAGGCGGCGCGCATTGTGTCGCAGGCGGAGGCTGCTGCGGCGACACGGGACGAGGATCTGGACCGCATCGAGGTGGCGCGCCAGAAGCGGGCTGGAGAGTTGTAGCCATGGCGCGCCTGGATACGGGCTGGCACGCGCATCCGAAGATTCTGGCGCTCGGGTGGGCGGCGATGGGCCTGCACGCGTGGTCAATCAGTTACTGCGATGCCGCCCTGACGGACGGATTCATTCCGACGGGTGCGTGGCCATCCCTGCCCGGCGCGCTACGACTGGTCAAGGCGCTCGTCGCAGCGGGGCTGTGGGAGGACGTGCCGGGCGGTTACCAACTCCACGACTATGGTGACTACAACCACAGCAAGGCCGAGACGAAGGCCCTGCGTGCTGCCGCCCAGGCCCGTAAAGAACGCTGGTTAGAACGCCATCGGAACGCCGTTCCGGAACGCGTTCCGGACGCCGAACAAACAGCGTTCGGAACGCCGAGAGAACGCCATATACCCGGTCCCGGAGACGTTAACTACCTGGCTGGCGGCCCCGGCAAGGCTGGCCGTCTCTCACCGGAGACGGTCCCGGAGAGTGGCAGCGACCCGGGCGCGCGCGCACGCGAGGAAGCGCTGCCCGACGAGGTCCGCGAGCGTCTGCGCCGTCCCCCGATTGGAGACGGCCAGCCAGCCAGGCCAGCCAGCCATTCTTCGAATGGTTTCTCACGAAGAAAACGACCGCATGCTGTCCGTTGACGACGCCAAACAGCTCGCCGCCGTGTGGCGGCCACGTTTCGTCGACCAGGCGGAATTCGAGCAGTCCTGGTCGCGCTACATGGACTCGGCCACCGTCCCCGATGTGACACGTCTCGAAGCCTGGCTCGCCAAAGACGCCGACAAGTCCGAGGTCAAGCACGCCGGCATCATCACCGAACCCGTCGTTCCCGTCCTCAGCCGATATGACGTCAACGGTTGCTATCACTGCCACGGTCGCGGCTTCGTCCGCCTGGACCTCGACAGCCACCATCCCGAGTTCGGCAAAGGCAAGCCCTGTCCAGCCTGCCACGGCGCCGATGGCGACCGGTCTGCTCACTGCTCAAAGTGCGCGACCTTCCGTGTCGCCCAACCTGAGCGTAATCTCTGCTACCAATGCGGCGCCTACCAGGATGAACAGGCCCACGACCGCTGCGGTAACCCGAAATGGCACGATCCCAACTGGACCACGGGCGACTATCCACGCGACCGGCCGGTTCCAGGATGGAAGACCCTGCCATGACCCCCGTCTACGCTCCACCACAAACCTGTGCCTGCGGCCTGGGCCACGACGCAACACCCTGGCACTGCTCCTGCCAACGCTGGAAGCCCGCCACCTGGCACGCCTGCGAGGTGTGCCTCAACCTCGTCGACGAGCCAGCTGACGCCTTGCCCCATCGCGTCCGTCAGCGAGCGCTCTATCATCGCTACCGTCAACACACCGTGCTCGCCGCTCGCCGCGCTCTGGATCAGTACTTCGAGGACGTTTCGTGACCTCAAACGGCCACAACATCCCACCTCGACGCCCCATGCGCGTCGTCGACCCCATGCGTCAGTGCCACGCTCGAGTCCGCGACGGCGGACAATGCAAAGTGCCCTCCATGCTCGGGCAGAAAGTCTGTCGGATGCACGGCGGACAAAGCCCCCAGGCGCTCACCAAGGCCGAAGACCGCATGCGAGCTCTCGTGCATCCCGCGGTCACCGCGCTGGCGAATCTCATCGCCGACAACGACCTGGCCGCGGCGCGCTACGTGCTGGATTACGCCGGGTTCAAGGCCACCGAGAAGCTCGAGCAGCACGGCGACACCACCATCCGCGTGGAATACTCCGACACGCCCTCAAAACTGCGGGAGTTGGAGTTGGAACACCGCAACGGCACGACATGACGACCGTCAGCATCACGCTTCGCCGACCGCACCCCGCGCAGCAGCAGATTCTCGACGAAGCCAGCCGCTTCAACGTGGTCGCGCTCGGCCGCCGCGCCGGCAAGTCGACACTGGCTCAACATCTGCTCGCCAACGTCGCGCTGCACGGAATGCCCGCCGGATACTTCGCGCCAACGTACAAGTTGCTCGCCGAGTTCTGGCGCGAGGTGCGTGCCGTGCTCGAGCCGGTGACGCGTCTGAAAAGCGAGCAGGACCACCGTCTGGAGTTGATCACCGGCGGCACGCTCGAGTGCTGGAGCATGGACGACCCCAATCCAGCGCGCGGCCGAAAGTACGGGCTGATCGTCGTCGACGAGGCGGCGATGGTGCACGACCTGCTGGAGATCTGGCAGCTGGCACTCCGCCCAACGCTGACGGACCTGGCCGGTGGTGCGTGGTTCATGTCCACACCGCGCGGACTGAACGACTTCTGGAGTCTCTACCAGCAGGGCCAGGACCCACTCCAGCATGACTGGAGTAGCTGGCAAATGCCCACCAGCGTCAACCCGTTCATCTCCACCGACGAGCTGGTGTCGGCGCAGCACGAGCTCCCGGAGCGGGCGTGGGCGCAGGAGTACCGCGCGGAGTTCCTCCAACTCGAGGGCGGTGGCGTGTTCCGCGGTGTCGATGCGGTGTCGCGACTCCAGCAACGTGGACCGGAGCGCGGCAACCAGCACGTCATCGGCGTGGACTGGGGCCGCACCAACGACTTCACCGCCATCAGCGTCATCGACGCCACGCTCATGGAGCAGGTCGCGCTCGACCGTTTTTCAGAGATCGACTACGAGCTGCAGACCGAACGCTTGCATCAGTGGTGCGAGGTGTACCGCCCGGTGCTGGTGGTCGCCGAGCACAACAGCATGGGCGGCCCGCTCACCGAACGCCTCCAAACGGGCTACTCGCGATTGTTCGGCAAGCCCCGAGCGGCGTTGCCGGTGTGGTCGTGGGACGCGACCAACGCCAGCAAGGCCGCCCTGGTGCAGTCGCTCGGGCTCGCCATTGAGCGCGGGGACGTGTCGCTCTTGCACGACCCGGTCCAGGAAGCCGAGCTGCTCGGCTACGAGGCGCAGGTGCTGCCGAGTGGCATGCTCAGGTACGGCGCACCGCAGGGGCAGCACGACGACACGGTCATCGCGTTGGGGTTGGCCTACCTCGGCGCCCAGCGCGAGACGATCTCGGTGCCGGCGCGCTCGAGCTACCGCTTCATGGCCAGTGGCAGGCGATGACGCAAGCATGTGTGTGAAGCACACATATGCCTGAGACAGCGTTACACTCGCGGCAACGTGGCCGTCGATCGCAGCAAGAAGGAGCTCAAGGCACCCGACAGTAGCTACCTGACCAGCCTGCAGTCTGAGCTCGGCGACCTGTACCTGCAGCAGGACAACGACATCGACCTGGTGCGCGAGCAGCGCGAGATGCGTCGCCCGGCGCTGAGCGAGGCCGATACCGACTACGTGCTCGTGCACGTCGACCCGCGGGACCCGGACATCACCGAAGAGGCGTTCCAACAAACGGCCATCCTCACGCTCGAGCGCCCGAAGCTTTCCATCATCGGCGGCGAGGGCGACACGGCGCAGACCGTGGCCAGCAAGCTCGAGCACTTCACCGAGGAAACGTTCTGGGAGTGCGGAACCAGAGAACCTGGTTCAGACACCATGACGCAGGTCACCGACTCTA